GCAGAGCGTAAATCAATGTAGTGGATCCAGGACCGCACAGAACCGGTCATATAGAGGCGTGTAGGCGTTGCTAGAGGCAATACGAACCTTGCACACTCCTTTGCTATTCCTTTCTCTAGAAGGCGGTTGTAGAGGCGCAGGGAGTGCTCAAAATGAACACGGATATCTTCTGTTAGAGTCAGTCTCAAATAGTCAGGAATATCATCAATTGAATTCTGACGATTCTTACTATCCTGACGACGAAGTTCTGGAAGAGGAATAGTTTTTCCTAGAAGAGTGCTATCAGCATATCTTTGCGAAAATTCTTGATATGTAAAAGATCTATGTCGAAGTATTTGGGCTGCAATACCACGAGTGGTATTGATTTCTACCGTCATACTTGCCTGTTCAAAAATACTCCAGTGCTGATGTTGAATACAATACTTAAGAAGCCCCGAAAATTTTTCGTTTTCTTGATTGGAAGGATTACTTACCCTAGCACAATATGCCATGTGCTTTTCTGCTTCGGGGGTAACACTAATAAGTTTTACTTCAGGTTTCATATACTCAAATTCATCAATCGGGATATCCATCATCATCTCCGTCATAAAATACTTCGTCATAATCCGTGATGTATTGTGAAATGTTTTCGGAATTTATTTTGTATGAATCTACATCCGAATAAACTTCCGACTTTAAACACTCCACTAAAGATTCAAGATTTTTAATAATTAACTTGAGTTTTTCTTTATCCATTTTATAAACTCATATAGGGTGAATTATAGTTAAAAAAAAGAGGAGTGTCAAGACCCCTCAGATTTAAACATTTTTTCAAACCATTCCACTAGATGAATACGATAGCAAGACCAATATTTACATCCACGATATGTTAAAAGATAACAAGCAGGACCCCTATTGTCTTTGTCCATATCATCATAGTGATAACGGTAATTTTCCACTACCTATTTAGTAATAGAACTTCAATATATATGAGATAAATGAATGCTGTTGATGCGCCTGCAATAGCTGCAATCATAGGAATCATTTTCCTGCTCCAGCATTTGCAAGAAGTGCTTCATGACGACGTTGCTCTTTTTGCTTCTTCTCTTTGATGAGTTGAAGTACATTGAGTTTTTTCATCACTTGTGGCCCTCCTTTACGAACTTAACACCACGATATGTTTCGTTGTACTGTTGAGGTTGCTGTGTCATCTGTTGTTGATACTCCAGACGCTTCTGGGTATCATATTCTACGCCGCGATAGACTACTTTAGACATTGGGATTTCCTCCAAAGAAATGAGATTTTTAGGCCCCGTTCCTTCGGGCGGTTTGCGTTCGCTATTTGCGAATAGCGAATGAACGATCCGTTCCGCCGTCCTACTTGCGACCAGTTACCTGGTTGAACGTAAAGTCATTTTAGACTTAATAGATTATGTAGTCAAGTAATTTTGTAACTTTTGTTACAGTTTATATTACTTTAATTTACTTATTACTTCTTCAAGTTTATTTGTTTTATTTTTATACGATAAAGACCAATCTTCTAATGTATCAAGAATATCACCAACAATAACATCTGCTGATACATTATCTTCAAAGTATTTTTGGATTGCTTCGGAAAGATATCTCTTTCTACTCCATTCTACAGTGTAGGGTTTATAGTCCATGATAAGGAAGATATATCCAGAAATTATAAACTATCTATTCTTCTTTGTCAAGTTCTGCAAGGTAATCTATCCACCATTGAGGATCTTTTTCATATTTCCAATCAGGAACATCCAAACCACGCTCAGAATACCATTCCCAGATTGCTTTGTCAATGGTTTCTGATACTTCAATCATTTTCTTCCTCTTCATCAAGGTCATCATATGCATTTTCCAAGTATGGTCCATGTGGTCGTTTGGATTCTTCTCTGACATATTTTTGCTCTTCAGTAATAGCAGCAATCCATATTGACAATTTCATAATCAACCATATCAAAACAAGTGGTAAAAAGCAAGCAATAAGAATTAAAGATTTCATTCTTCAATTTGCCAACACTTTTCAAATCTATTTTTTAGTTCATTAATTCTATTATCTTCTTGAACTTTTAAAATAAATTGATTTATTTGTTTTTCTTCACTACTCAATGTCATACGATGCTTAGTTTTTATGTCTATAAGACGCACCATATCCATATAATATTCATGACTTTTACCAATGAACTCATCGTAGGTCAATCTCTTTGCCTCCAATCAGTTTCATCGTCATCTCTTTTAAACCAATCTACCATATCATCAACACTATCAAAACCACGTTTACCAAATCTTTCGTGACCTAATCCACCAAGGTCCAACTGATTCATGAAATCATCCAAGTCGCCTTCTTGCATGTCAGGATTTTCTGCTCTTCTTCTCGCTTGACGAAGAATAGTAGCAGCAGAACGATTTGCTTTGGCAAGTTTTTCTGCCCAAATCATATCTTCCAAACTCACCTCTTCGTGAAGTATAATTTTTTGACAAATTTCTTCAAGTCGCAAACGATATTGAGTAGAAAGCATAATATTCTCCAATTATAACGTATTTAGTTAACGTTCTATATAACTAAGTGTATGGTGTTGAGCGTAAAGTTGTTGGATGATGATATCACATCCAATTTTAGGGTTACAATCTCCGCAAGTATAAACATCTACTGCCGCTTTACCTTCTTCAGGCCAAGTATGAATGCTAATATGACTTTCAGATAATAAACAAATTACAGTGACTCCCTGTGGTTCAAACTTGTTAGAGATAGTTTGAATTACAGTAGCACCACTAGAAACTGCTGCATTTTCTAATAAGTCTATAAGACAACGCTCATCATCTAAAAGAACAAATGAGCATCCATATAAATTAAGAAGATAATGTTTTCCCATTATTCAATTGCTTCAGGGTCTATTCCATATTCGTTGATTAGTTTATCTATTCTTGTTTCTTGACCCGAAAGTTTTTCAATTTCAAAAATAGATGATTTTTGATATTTTTTAAGTTTTTTATATTGGTTAATAATGTTTTTTATTTCTTTATTTTTAATATAAAGTTTAAATTCTTTATCATTTTCTGGTTTGGAAAAACCTTTAAATCCTTCACTCATCTTTTTTTCTTTTTATCAGATTGCTTATATCCCCACAATCTTGGATTTGTTCTACCATATCCAAAATCAATTTTTCGTACAGCTCCTGGACCATACTTATCATAATACATATCAAATAAATTTACTCTTTTTGTGCAGCGAGTTAGATCAATATACTCTTGACCGTCAACAACATACCAAATCAAGTATGCATCACTGGGAAATGAAGAGTCTTTTGCTTTATTTACATTAGTCTTTTCGAGAATAATTTCACATCCATATTCATGAGGCAGAATCATTGATTGAGTTTCATTGTATTCTGCCATTTGTACTTTTTCCCAATAACTGCTTTCATGAACGACCACCCCATTGAATATCGGGATAGGATTCTTTTACATTATCAAAACTTACCTTATATTTAGTTTCCAATTTTTTATCTTTAACTAAACAAAGAATTTCTGCTTCTAATGGATGAAGACCTTCAAGAATGTTAATAAACATAGTTTCTCTACGAAGAGTTGATAATGTATTATTACCACCTTTAACAAAATTAAAAAACTTTACATACTCTTTTCTTATTGTAGATTTTCCTTGATCTGATGCGCCTAAAGACTTTGTATTAATTTCTTCCATTTTGGAAACGGCATCATTAATTTTAGAACTCAAAGATCCGCTTTTGAAATTTTGATCTTCAGTACGAGCATATGGAACTTCTCCTTCGGGAAGAAGGCTAATCACAGTAGGATCAAAATTCCAAATAAAAATAGATTTAAGAGAATCATGCTCATAGGCTTTCAAAATCTCAACTTTTTTAGAGTTACTTCTTTGTTTCGAAACAAGTTCTAAAATTTCAAAAATAAAGGGATTTGTGGGAAGAGATTCGATTATTTGTTCAATCGTCGGCACCTTCTTCTTCGTCGTAGTCGTAGTCATAGTTGTTTTCAAATCGTACACTTACTATTTCGTCAGGTATCACCTGCCCATTTTCATCAAAAAACTCTGGATGTAGATATGGAGGTCTCGTTTCCAAAAGATGTCTATATACCAACCAACCAATTATACCTCCTGTCATAAAAAATAGCAATGTAAACATTGTAATAAATGTGATTACGTATGCTGTTTCCATTTGTTTTCTCCAGAGAGTTTACTTTTTTTTAATATCAAAGTGAAAGTTGATAAAAAAATGAAACTCTCTGCGGAAAAGAGAAATCATTTTACCAAACTTCACTTGAAAAGTTTTTGGTTTTTCTGATTTTCTTCTCCTATTTCGTAATAATAATTCAACTCCCCTATTAATTTGGGGATCTGTCTTATTTAGTTTTCTTTTTTCGTCGTCCTGGCCTCTTATCATGACTATATTTCTGGGCATCTTCTAGTATGCCATTAAGATAATTTTTAATTTTTCTTGCTTGTGGTTTTGGAATATGTCCATACGCTTCACGAAGTTGTTTATGCATTTCATCTGAACCACCTTCAATATAATCATCAAGATCTAGTATAAGATTACTTATTTCATTAGCAGTACTACTTTCAATAAACTCATCTATTTCAATTTTTTTTGTTCCACGGACTTTTAGGTAATCATAAAATTTCAAAACAAACTGTCCAGTAAAGGCATAATCGATTGCTTTTTCCACATCAATATAAACTTCATGAATATTATTAACCATTAAACCAAATTATTCTCCCTAAGATATTGAACAGTATCTGTACACCCACCAATATGTTCTTGATCTACAATAACTTGAGGGAATGTAGAACCATTACCAAATTCATTGTAAAATTCTTCTCGCGTAAAATCAACACCAAGTTTATAAACTACATGTTGTAGTTCTGCTAACTCTAGCACTTGTTTGACTTTTGTGCAATATGGGCATCCATCTTTAGAATAAACTGTAAATTTCATATTAATATACCGATAGAGAATTAAAATAAATTAAATGGCAATTGTCCTATACCTTTTGCAGATAATCCGGAAGGGTTATTCCTAATATTAGATACAGATTCCCTTTCTTTTTTCTCAGCTTTCAATTCTAACTCATAAATCCTTTCTTCCATAACCTCAATTGAAGCATGTAGATTTGTCAGATATTCAGCAAGAGTACTTTTATTTTTTACAACTTTTTTAATTTCTTCAAAAAGTTCTTCTTCTTTTTTTTCAATTTCAAGTTGGTCTGGGTCTATTTGATTATTTTTTGCCAAATAATAATTGGCAATTGCTTGTTCATCATCCAGATCAATTCCTTCTAATTTAGGTTCGTTATCTTCATAGATTTGCTGTTGAGGTTCATCTGCATATTTAATACTGTGGATAACCTCTCGGATTCTTGGTTCTTCTGCTTCTGACATTAAATTTCTGGATAATCAAATAACATTTCTGAAATGTATTTATCAGCATATTCTATATCAAATATACTTTCTAAAACTTTTCTAGTTTTATTATTTTGCCTTTGCTTTTCACAATAAAATTTATGACCCTCATAATTAATGGAAATATTATCTGGATTTGCTTTAGTATTGTGAGAGATAGCACAATGATAATTCAAATACGTAAATGCGGTATGTATGAATTTTTCATATTCATCTTCTGTTGGTTTAACAAATACACAGTACTTAGAAAAAACATCTCCCCAGTCAGGCATTTTTTTATCTTCTTCAAAATTGGTTTCTACTACATCAAGAATTTTATATTCTTCCGGAAGACTTCTATCTTCCCTGATAGAACTAATATCAACAATCGCAGCACCTACGGATTTTGAAGAAGCAACAACATCAGCACCAAAGATAGGAATATCATAATCATATCTAGGATACATGTTAATATGAAGAATGTCAAGTCCAGACTTCATTTGGGCAACTTCCAAATGTATTTTTCTAAATTTTTCACTTTCCCAAACATAATTTTCAATATAAACTTGCTCTTCTCCATCAATTTCTTTTTGCACTCTACCAAATTCTTCCGGTAGTTGCACTTCTTTCAAATCATCTTCATCAAAATGGCCTCCCCAACTATCTAAAATTGATTCTGCAAGATTTTGAATTAATGGGTGTAAATCTCTCATTTTAACCTCGTACTTGGTGTATTCAAAACATAAGTTTCTCTTTTTCTTTCATTGTCTTCTGGAAGTTCTATACCATTATCCCAGACATAACCATATAAAAACATAATCCAATTTATTGAATCTTCAAATTCATCTGTATAAACAAATCCATAAACATAATCATTATGATACTCATCGACCTGAATGCAAACTTTTCTATTGGTAGCATATCTAAGATAATATTGCAATTTATCTTTTGCTTGCTTCCAATATAGTTTTTCATTGTCATTATTTATAGATGGGGAAATAATCCCAGATAAAAATATTTTTTTCTTAAGATAAACTCCCATACCCAAATCAATTATTCCTTCAAATGTCGAACCATCAAATACCTCAAGAACTCTACTTATTTGGTATTTGTTCATACTAGACTATTAATGCCGGATCATATATTTAACAATATTAACTGTTTCATCCGATACAGACTTCATTTGATTGACGATTTTGGGATCAATAAGATCAGGATGATACCACCAATCCTCAAATGGACTATTATCATTCGGGGAAACATTGGCAACCAATATCTCATACCCCATTGATTTAAGATATCTTCTAGACTTATCACGATAAGATCCAGTCATATCAACATAATGATCGTGCTCATATGTAATAATTCCGAATCTATATTTTTCAAATGGCATTGACAACAAACATTCAAATGTAGTTTTAGATGGTTCTACATCTAACTGTAGATAATCAAAGTCAGTTCCCTTACCAAATTCATCCAACAACTTCTCATAATTCACAGTAGTAGCGTCTTGACAAATTATTTGATTCTTACGTTCTCTGGCAAACTGAGCGCAAAGATCTGGGAGAATCTCAATAGAAATTCCATCCCAATCATACTTAGTCTCAAGTAGTGCTGTATTGTTCTGGTAGAATGGTTGTTGAGCACCAATCTCAAGATATAGTCCATTGGTCTTACCTTTGGTTGCAGCAAGAATAAACATATCTTGGAATGCCTGAGAGTAGTTCTTTTCAATCTCTTCAGATCCAGGAAACTTAAATCTTAGATTATCATGTTTATGTTTTTGATATTTAATAATCTCTTCCGGAATATGTCCGGCACCCAGTCGCATAAGGTTATTGGATACCACATCATAATAGTTTTGATCAAGATC